TACGACACCCTCGTCTAGGCGAGGATTGACAATTAGGTCACCAAAAAATAAATAAGTTAAACATTAAAAACAAAAAACAATGAGTTTAAATATACCGGGGTTTGCTCTACAGCCAAGTGCTACTAGAGTACCAACCGCAACAAACTATATGACAAGTTTTGATTTTTTAAATCAATATTTGCCAGACACATACGAAAAGGAATTTGAGAGATATGGAAACAGAACTCTTTCTTCTTTCTTAAGAATGGTAGGTGCTGAGATGCCTTCTAATTCTGACCTTATTAAATGGGCAGAACAAGGCAGATTACACATTAAATATACAGACGTAACTACTAACGCTACTGCTGGACTTGGACAAGGAACATTTACAGTTGCTGACACTTTAATTCCTGCAGACCAAATAATGGCTGCTGCTGGTACAGCGTCAGAAATAGCTATTAGAGTGGGTCAAACAGTTATGATATCTGGAAACGCTGGCTTTGCTAGTATTGCTAACAAGGGTGTTGTTACTGGTGTTACTGCAAATACTTTCACTTGTTCTTTCTACGAAACAGGAGGATATACTGGTACAGGTAGTGCTTCAGAAAAAGTAAGTGTTTTCATTTACGGTTCTGAATTTAAAAAAGGAACTAATGGAATGGCAGGTTCTTTAGAGCCATTTGACACGATTCTAGAAAACAATCCTATTATTATCAAAGACAACTACGCTGTTAGTGGTTCTGATATGGCTCAAATCGGGTGGGTAGAAGTATCTACTGAAGATGGAGCTAATGGATACCTATGGTATTTAAAAGCAGAGCACGAAACAAGAATGAGGTTTGAAGATTACTTAGAGACTGCAATGGTGGAAGCTGTTAAAGCTGAAGGAGCTGTAGCTAATGGCGCTGCTGCTGGTGGTTTTGTTGGTTCTGAAGGGTTATTTTCTGCTATTGAGACAAGAGGTAATATCTTTACAGGTGCTATTACTAATTTAGGAGATTTCGATTCTATTATCGAAAGACTAGATAAGCAAGGCGCTATTGAAGAAAATGTTCTTTTCTTAAACAGACAAACATCTTTCGAGATTGATGATATGTTAGCTGCTCAGAATTCTTATGGTAATGGTGGTTCATCTTACGGATTGTTTGACAATGACGAAGAGATGGCATTAAACCTAGGATTTTCTGGATTTAGAAGAGCATATGATTTCTACAAGACAGATTGGAAATACCTTAACGATCCTACAATGCGAGGTGGTTTAGTTGGTGGAGCTATTGATGGTGTATTAGTACCAGCTGGTTCAACTAATGTTTATGACCAAGTATTAGGAAGAAACGCTAAGAGACCATTCTTACACGTAAGATACAGAGCTTCTGAAACTGAAGACAGACGTTATAAGTCTTGGATTACTGGTTCTGCCGGTGGTGCAGCTACTAGCGATGCTGATGAGATGAGAGTTAATTTCTTATCAGAAAGAGCACTATGTACTATGGGTGCAAACAATTTCGTATTGTTCAAGTAATAGTATAATTTATGGAGGGGAGCAATCCCCTCCTATTTTTTAAAATTTAAATTAAATCAAATGAAAAAAAAGAAAGAAATAAAAGACCGTGTGTATAAGTTGAGAAACGGTCATCAACCATTAAGTCACACGATTAATTCTAGAAATACAAGAAGAAAGCCATTATTATATTTTGATGGTGAACACAATAGACCTTTACGTTATGCATCCAATCAGAAGAGTCCTTTTGAAGATGAGCAAGACAAAAACGTAATATTAGACCCAGTTATTTTTGAAGATGGAATGTTAGTGGTTCCTAAAAACAATCCTGTATTACAGGAATTTTTACATTATCATCCAGACAATGGTTCTGTTTTTGAAGAAGTAGACAAAGAAGCAGACGCTCAAAAAGAAGTAGATTATTTAGAGGTTGAGGCAAAAGCATTTAAGCAAGCTGCTGAATTAACTTTAGACCAAATGGAAACTTTAGGTAGAGTATTCTTAGAGCTTAGAGTAGGTAATTTGACTACTGCTGAATTAAAAAGAGACATTATACTATTTGCTAAAAACCATCCGGAAGACTTCTTAGATGCTCTTAATGACCCAATGTTGGAACTACAAGATACTGTAGTGAAAGTATTTGACAAAGGATTATTAAGCTTAAGAAACAATGGTAAGGATGTTTATTACAATCTTAAGACTAAAAAGACCAAGCTTTTAACTATTCCTTTTGGAGATGACCACATACAAACAGTGGCGTCATTCTTCCAGAAAGATGAAGGTATTGAGATATACAAAGCCTTCCAGGATATGTTAGAAAAATAGGCTATCTTTGTAAGATTATTAACCACTTAATTTTTTAAACAATGCAAAAGTTTTTAAGTATACCAGTTACAGACGAGCAAAATCAATTAGTCTCGTGTAACGACATTAAATTAATCGAAGTAGGAGATGGAGCTTCACCAGTTGCAAATCCAACTACAACTACTACCATATATTACGGAGGAGGAAAAAAAGTAACTCTAACTCACGCTCCAGTAGCTTCTGGAAGTGAAGATATGAGAGATGCTATTCAGGATGGTGTTGTTCAAGTATTGAAACAACAATGGACTGAAGTTATTTTACAAATGGGTTCTTTGCCAAAAGCGGTAAGCGGAATCGCAATAGCTTAAGATATGGAAAAGTTTTTAAACGTACCCGTATTTAAATTAGTTTCTAACGGAACTACCACCGCTGGAACAACAGACAAGCTAACTGACAGTAGCGCTACCTTTGAAACCGATGGCGTAGCTATAGGTGACATAGTTCATAACTCTGCAGATAATACATATACCACTGTTACAGCTATAGATAGCGAAACAGTTTTATCTGTAGCAACAACAGTGCCTACTAGCAAGACTTATTTTATTCATTCAGGGACCGTTAGTAATAGCCAATTGGTTTCTGGATCAGGAGTTTTATTAGTAGAGCAAGCTAGCACTAGTACTGTTACCATTACTTATGAAGGAGCGGCAGCAGCTGATGTTGTTACCTTAACACACACTCCAGTTGCTTCAGGAAGTGAAGCAGTTAGAGACTTGATTGAAGAATCAATAGTTAAAGGCTACTCTTCTAGTTGGACAGATGTTTCTCACGATGTATCTACTTTACCTAATAAAGTAATAGGAATATCTATAGGATAACATTTTACCTAATATACTATACAAGAGCTTCTATCACTAGAGGCTCTTTTTTTTTGCTTATCTTTGTATAAAAGATTTTAGATGATAAATTCTGTTAGAAATACTGTTCTTTCTATACTGAATAAAAATAATTACGGATATATATCTCCAGCTGACTTTAACCTTTTCGCAAAACAAGCGCAGCTAGATATATTTGAAGATTACTTTTACCAGTATAATACTCAAATAAACAAGGAGAACAATCGACTAGGTAGACTATCTGGTACAGGATATGCAGATATTAAAAAAGGGCTAGAAGAAGTATTAGATAGTTTTTCTGTAACTGCATTCTTAACTAGAGTAAACGCCAATAATTATTCCCTACCTTCGGATTATTACTTAATTGATAAAGTATTCTATTACCCAACTCAATTAGCTACAGGATTAACTACCAGCACAACGGCAGGTAAGCTAGACGATTCTACTGCTACTTTTACAGGTGTAGTAAATATAGGTGACATAGTGGTTAATACTACTGATTCTACTTCTGCTTATGTCACTGCGGTTGCTAATACATCATTAACCTTAAGTGCTGATATAATGGTGGTAGATGAGAATTATGCTGTTTATAGTAATACTAATATTACGGAAGTGGAAAGAGTAAGCCAAAGTAAAATATTTTATTTAACTAATTCTAACTTAACAGCACCAACCAAACAGTATCCAGCTTATGTGTTAGGTGGAGCCACAAGTACTACTTTAGGAAATAATATCACAGTTTATCCATCTACAATTAGTGGAGTGGCTGATGTTCAGACACAATACGTGAGATACCCTCAAGACCCTAAGTGGACTTTCCAAACTTTAACAGGAGGACAACCTTTGTTTGACCAATCTCAAGCAGATTTTCAAGACTTTGAATTACCTTTATCTGATGAAACAGATTTAGTTATTAATATCTTAAAGTATGCTGGATTATCAATTAGAGAAGCTGAAGTTGTTCAAGCAGCAACCACACAAGAGAATCTAGAAACAATACAAGAAAATAGCTAATGGCATATATATCACAGTATCAATATTATGAAAACGGGGGAAGTACTCCATCAAATGCTAACTGGGGTTCTTATCAGTATGTTTCTTTACAAGACATTGTGAACAACTATATGTTAATGTATGTTGGTAATAACCAACTTATTAATAATGTAGATAGGTATCAAGTTTTGTTTCACGCTAAAAGAGCAATACAAGAACTTAACTATGATGCGTTTAAAGAAATTAAAATACTTCAACTAAATGTTGGAGCCAACTTAAGATACATACTTCCATCTGATTTTGTTAACTGGGTTAGAATATCTATATACCACAACGGAACTTTGTTTCCTTTAAGTGAAAATATTCAAACTAA